CCCGACCCTCGTTGGTACCTGCGCCGACAACCTCGTCTATGGTACCGATATGGAGAATGACGAGGAAGACCTGGACCTGTGGTTCAGCAAGGATGACCGCGTGTTCAAGTTCACCGCTTCCTGGAACTCCGGTGTGGCTTACCACTTCCCCGGCCAGGTTGTGATGGCAACGATTGCAGCCTCCTAATCTCGCCGCAGAGGAAATGAATACCGAGGGGTGGGCTTCCCGCCCGCCCCTTATTTTTTAACCGCTAAAAACCGAAAATAATATGCCTTGTATTCAAACTCTTTCCGGAATAGCCAGGGACTGCGCCAGCAATATGGGCGGTATCCTGGAAGTGCTCCTTGCCAATAAGTCCGAGGTGGAAATCACCATCACTTCCGGCAAGGTAACCGCCATCACGATGGCTTCCTCCGCGAAGTTCCACAAGTACCAGTTCGCCCCGGAAACTGCCTCTATGAGCAGCAATTTCCAGGTGAACGCGCAGAACGGAACGAAGTATGTGCAGACGGACCTCCTTATGGTCTTCAACCGAATGGAAACCGCGAAGCGCGTGGAGATCATGGCGATGGCCCAGGGTGAACTTGTGGCGATTGTCAAAGATGCCAACGGCGTTTATTGGTTCCTGGGCATGGATGAACCTCTCCCCCTCTCCGCTGGTGACGGACTTTCCGGCACCGCCCGCGCAGACCGCAACGGCTACTCCGCCACCCTCCAGGATAACTCCCTGGAACTCCCTTACGAGGTTCTCGTTGGGGATGGTGGCGTGGACCTGGATGCCATCACCGCATAACCTGCGTTTCCTTATTCGTTGGCTGCGCCCTCCTGGATTCCAGGGGGGCGTTCCTTTTGGACAAAAAACGGGCTTTTTATATTTCTTGTAAAGCGAAGATGCTACTATGGTAAATATCACTTCCCAGGACCGGGTGCTGGTCCTTTACATACCCTCCAACGGAACCGCTCCGGCCACCGGGGCGCAGTTGGGGCTGATAGTCCGGAGCACCCACGATAACGGCCCGCGCCTGGCCTTCACCTTCCAGGGATGGGAGGTATCCGGGGCCTTCATCAAGGTATGCGTGGAAAGGCCGGAAGGGCTCCACGAAGGGGAATGGGAATACACCCTCCAGGATAGCGAAGGCGTGATTTTCAGCCGGGGCCTTATGATGGTAGGTGCGATGCCAGCCGATGCCACTTCCGTTCAGTATAACCGAGAAATAGACTACAAAGAATATGGAAACGAATAGCGAAAAAATCAAGGTAACCTTTGCCGCCCTGGACCCGTATATTGAACGGAATATCGTGCTCCCTACGGAAACTATTATCCGGGGTAAGGATATGGTCCAATGGGGGGATAAGAATATCTATCCGGAATACCTCCTGGAACTCTCCAAGAATGCCCCCACCCTGCGGAGCATCATTAACGGAACTACGGACTTCATCCTGGGTAACGCGCAGACCATCCTCCCCCTGGCTGGTTTCCAGGCCGGGATTATGAACCTTCGCGGGGATACCATCCGGGACCAGGTGGAGGACCTGGCCCGCGATTGGGAAACCTTCGGCGGTATGGCCCTCCAGGTTATCCGCGATGCTACCGGAAAGGTCGCGGAAATCTACCACCTTCCGGTCCGCTTCCTCCGCTCCAATAAGGAGAACTCCGTCTTTTACTATTCCGAGGAATGGGCGAAGTTCCGGCAGAAGGCCCTGGTTTACCCGGCCTTTATCCCAGGCATGGAAGCGAAGTGGGCCAGCCTGGATGAAAAGGCCAGGAAAACCCACGCATCCAGCATCCTTTTCGTGAAGAATGACCGCACCCAGGTTTACCCATTCCCCATCTACGGAGCCGCCGTGAAGGCTTGCGAAACGGAGCGCTGCATCGCAGACTTCCACCTTAACGGCATCTGCAACGGCTTCACCGCTTCCGCCATCGTGAACTTCAACAACGGCGTGCCTACGGATGAAATCAAGGATGAAATCGAGCAGAACTTCACCGAGAAATTCTCCGGCCACGGGAACAGCGGGCGGATTATGTTCTCATGGAACGATGACCGCACCCACGCCACCACCTTTGAAATCCCCAAGACGGAGGATTTCGGCGAAAAGTATTCGGCCCTGGAGAAGTCAACCCGCCAGCAGATATTCACCGCCTTCCGGGCCAATCCCAACCTCTTTGGCATCCCTACGGAAAACCTGGGATTCAGCCAGGAGGAATACGAATCGGCCTTCCGTCTTTACAACCGCACCTGCGTTAAGCCCGTTCAGCAGATTATCTGCGATGCCTATGACCGCATCTACGGGGCTACCGGAGTGCTGACTATCACCCCCTTCTCCCTGGATGATACCGGGGCGGAATCCAATGTAAAATAGACCACGATATGGCAGAAATACTACTCACAAGCGAGAATTTCGTGAAGTCCGTAACCAGCATTTCGGACAACCTGGCCGGGAAGTACCTGCGGCCATCTATCCGTGAAGCCCAGGATATCGGCCTTCGTGGTATCCTGGGTGATACCCTCCTGGAGAAACTGAAAGCCCTGGTGGGCTCCGGCGATATAGCGAAGGAGGAAAACCTGGCCTACAAGGCCCTCCTGGACCGGGCACAATACTACCTGGCCTATAACGCCGTGGTTGAGGTGGCAGCGAAGGTGTCCTACAAGATAGTGAACTTCGGCGTGGCGAAGTCCCAGGATGAAAACCTGCAGTCCGCCAGCCCGGAGGAAATCTCCCAAATGCGCTTCTATTATCAAAGCAAGGCGGACCACTGCTGCATAGAGTTGCAGAACTACCTGCTGAATAACCGCACCTCCTATCCGGAACTGACGGAGGGGGACTGCAACCGCATCCATTCCAATCTTTATAGTGCCGCTTCCAGCGGGATATGGCTGGGAGGTCCCAGGGCGAAGTCCCTTCCGGGAGTGGCCGTTAAATGTAGCCGGAGGAAATAAGGATGAATCTACTTCAAGTAATACGCGCCATTGAACGGGTAGCGGCGGAGCAGCCGGCCATCGGAACCATCGTGCGAAACGATATCTTCCGGCTCAATGCGGCCCCCTCCGTGAGATACGGGGCATTCGCCTGGCTCCAGGGGGACCACCGGACCAATCCGCAAAGCGGACTGATGCAGTTCTCCTTCACCTTTTTCTATGCGGACCGCCTTACGGAGGATGCCGGGAACGAGGTGGAGGTGCAGAGTGTCGGCATTGAAACCCTGGATAATATCCTGCGGACCTTGCAGAACGCGGGGATATGGCCTGGTGAGGTATCCTTTACCACCTTCAACCAGCGATTCAGCGATGAATGTGCCGGGGTTTTCTGCCAGGTTATCCTGGAGGTTGCGAAGGATGGTATCTGCCCGGCGGAATATGAATTCCTGGTGAACGATGGGGATTATAACCTGGACTTCAACGAAGATTATAAGGTTTGGGTATGGCATACCCAGGCACGGGATATATTCATCATTAAATAACAAGTCACTATGGAAAAGAAACTCAATGCACAACTTTGGCTCGGCGTGGTTATCGCCCTGGCGGGAGTAGCCCTTCTCTTTTGGGGGATGCTCACGCCCCCTGGAGGAAAGATTGATTCCTCCGTGCTGGTCGGCTTTGGTGAGGTAGCCACCTTCGCCGGGAGCCTTATCGGCGTGGACTACCACTATAAGTTCCGGGAGTACGAAACAAGAATCAAAAACGAATAGAACCCTATGGCAAGAATTATCAAAATCAAGAATGAAGCGGTTTTCCAGGTTGAGGAAACCAACTTCGCAATCTCTCCCAGCCCTACGGGCTACACCCTTAACTATTCCGCCGATGGCGTGAACTTCACCCCCTGGACCGAAGGCACCCTTGCGGAAGTCACCCAGGTAGTCGCTTGCGCCGCCCGTGGAATGTACTATAAACTTGTCGGCAATGTCGGCGATGTGGTAATCACCTTCTAAACCCTCCCGGACTATGGCAGAAACGATTATCCTTGCGACCATTCATTTCTGCGGTGGAGGGGGCGGTGAAATAAGCCATTTGCCGGACTTTAACGCAGACTATAATAATGACTTCCGGATAGCCGAAGAAGCCCCGGAAAACGAAGATTAGCAACCAATAAAACCATTTTATAGAGTATGGCTAAATATCAAACCCTCATTGCGGCCATAGAAGCCGCCATTAAGACCAATGGCACCCAGGCAATCACGGGCCAGGTCTTGCAGACCCAACTTAAGAATATGGTTTCCAAGTTGGGCTCCGCTTATCAGTTCGGCGGGCTGGTTCAGCCTACCGATGCGTTCCCCTTTGATACCGATGCAAAGATAGCCTTCCTGGCTTGCACCCAGGGCCGCTATCCCGCCTTCGGGAACTTCTCTCTACGCTCCGGCGAAGTGGCCCTTTTCATCTATGAGGGCACCTGGAAGAAGGAGATTATCTCCTACTATGCCAATACGCAGATTTATGGCATCCGCCACTTCTTCAATAACGCCAGCCCGGACCTCACCAGGATAGGTGATGCTGACCTCCACCGCGACCTCCCCGTGCAGAGCCTTATGCGCCGCTGCGTGGTGGATGATACCGGAGCCGTGCGCTACTACCTTAACGCGGATGATTCCACGAAGAAGGAAGATGGCACCGCCGCCAACCTCACCGGAGCCGATGGCCAGGTGATGGTGGAAATCCCGGCCCACTACCGCAAGGCTTCCCTCAATACCTCCGGCGGCTATATGGATGTGGAAATCTCCCTCTATCCGTTTGAGGGTGCTATCCGCGTTCCCCGCTACCTGGTATCCGCGTATGAAGCCACCCTGGACCGCGATGACAATATCCTTTCCTCCGTGGTGAACACTACCGCGAAGTATCGCGGCGGTAACAACAATGCGGATTGGGATGGCACCTATCGCTCCCTCCTGGGCCTTCCTGCAACCGATATCTCCCTCACCAACTTCCGCACCTATGGCCGCAATCGTGGAACGGGCTGGGGATGCTATGACTATAACGCCCACCTGGCTATCTATTGGCTTTTCTGCATTGAGTACGCCACCCTGGATTCCCAAAAGGCGTTCAATCCGGACCTGGATTCCGCTGGCTATCACCAGGGCGGTCTTGGAAGCGGTGTAACCGACATTTATACCGCGAAGTGGAACACCTATAACTCCTATTACCCGTTCATCCCTTGCGGATTCACTAACTCCCTGGGTAATAAGACCGGGGTTAAGACCTTCTCCTGGAGCGAAGCCCAGGCGGAAGCCTATGGCAGCGAGTGGAGCACTTCCGTGCCTTCCTATCGCGGCATAGAAAACCCCTTCGGCCATGTTTGGAA